TCTCTTCCATTGAGGAAGAAGTCAACGATCACTGACTGCCCGACTTGGAAGTTATCTAACTTCTGAGTATCATCCTTAATTGCGGTGACGCTAATATACTGAGGGTATTGCCCTCCTGTATTGACAACCACTGTTTGAACTGGAATGCCGTTAGCTCCCCGTAGTTCAGCAGGGTTGAGTTGTTCGATTTGTCCTTTTACTTGGTACATATTTGTTATTTGTTTGGGTTAGAATAGTATGCGGTCTGCGACATATTGCAGCTTGTCTACATCGTCCTTTAAGTAATCCAGAGCGATTGTGCGTTGCTCCGGCGTGCCTTTGTAGTACTCGGCAAATTGCTTGCCTGAAATGACTTGCTCCTCGCCTATGAAGCCAAGGAACTCAGCCGTATCGTCCAGCTTTGTGTAGTCCTGGTACTGTCCATACATCCAAACCTTCATAAGATCCTGAATAGAACTGTGCCAGAAGCGACCGTTGTCTAATAAGTGTGCAGGAATTAACTGACCAAGGCCATTAAGACATGCCCGTCTACAAATAAACGGAAGATCGAAACCTTGAATGTTCCAACCTACAACTTGTTCGCAGGCTTGTAAGGCATCTTGTAGCCAAGGTAGGAATTGCTTGAGGATCTCCTTTTCACCGCCTTCAATGACGCTATAGCCTTCTTTGTGATCATGGATACCAATGGCAAGGATCTCGCCTGTCATGGGTGACAGGGCAAGTTTATCTTCGTACTCCCTTGCAGCCTCGGCACGTTTCGCCTTGATCTTATCAGGATCTTTGAGGTTGCCAAGCTTGACCGTTGACCAGTCGAATGGCTTTGCACCTGACCACGGCCCAGTCTCTATGTCGAAGAAGTTGCGTGGTCTCATTGTCTCGCCTCCTGTGCTGCTTTAAGAACCTTTGCAGGGTTGGCAATTATATCGTCTCTGAATTTACTAACATCTTCAAATCCTCCGCCTGCTGGCACTGAGCCAATGGAGATGAGGTAGTTCAGTACGAGTTCGCCATGCTCGCCGAATGCCTCGATGGTTTTCATTGGCAGACCCTTCTTGCCTTGTGGTGATGTCGCTGGCTTTTGCTGAGAGTCTGTGCTGGCACTATTGGCATCATCATCTTCACCTGCTGGACATATCCCAGCCTTCAGTTGCCATAGTCTCCGCCTTGCGTAGGTCTCCGCAGATTTCTGTTGTTGAGGATTGGATGGGTCTTTGCAGACGAGTTCAATCTCGCACATAGCATCAACCTCCCCGCTATCAGCATGGAGGAGTTGCATAGCAACCTTGCCGTCATAGCAACCTTCTTGAGGAATAATGCCATGCTTCAAGAACACAGGTTTAACCAACTCGATCAAGTGATCCAGTGTGCAGTAATCTGACCTAAAGTGTCCATTTACTGCGTTGTTGCCAACTTGCGGCATCTCGTTATGCACTTTCAAAAGTGCCTTTGCTAGTTCTTTCATGTCAAATAAAAGACTCCACCTGCAACAGTCACAGAAGGCAAACCATAAAGCCTATGCTGCATGATGGAGTCTATAAAATGTGTTCTACTCATTGGTTTTTAGGGCTGTGACACCCAATAGTCACACCAATAAAGAACGCCTGAAATTGATTTAGCAAGCACTTTCTGAAGAAAATTATTGCAATCTATTTATGGTTAGTACATACGGGTAAGACATGGCTAATCAACTGCCAGATCCGCACATTTCACAAGAACTTTTACAGTATCTTGACCGAATCTATCCCGATAAGTGTGCTAGTTTTAGCGAGGATATTGAAAGAATACGCTACAAGTCTGGCCAGAGATCAGTCTATGAACACCTGAAAACGGTTTACGAAAAACAAAACAAAAACATTTTAACCTAGGATCATTATGTGTTTCGGCGGCCCAAGAATTACACCACCTCCTCCTCCTCCACCAGCACCTCCCCCTCCATTCAAGAGAGCGATGGAGGTCGAGTCAGCTAGTCCTGTTGCTCGAAAAGGTATCAAAAAGCGAGTGAAAGGTACTTCACAATTAACATACGCACGTCCAACGATGGGCGGCATTCAGCAACGTCAATCGGGAGTTAGAACATAATGGGATACCTAAAACCAGCAGAATATACTTTGCTAGATGCCGTGACCACAACAGGGGCCGGAACAGCAATTACTACTAACAAGATCAAAGGCTGGACTTTTGTCATTACCGCAGCCAGCGTTACTACAGGAGGCACAGTAGACATTGAAGCAGAACTTAATGGTAGCTGGATTTCTATACACTCTGAAGCAGTAACAGCAGACGGAAATACAGTAGTTCGTGATGAACATGGCCATTACACTCAGTTACGTGCAAATGTAACTGCGAGGACTGACGGTACTTACACTGTTTCCGCCACAGGCTCAACTTCTGGGTTTTAATGGAAAATCCATCTGCATTAGTCGTACCATCTGGAATCACTAGGATTAATCCATTTCCTAGCGCAATTACATTATTGCCGAGTCAACTAGGTGCTGCTGCGCCTGCCATTAAATCTTACAACTTTGATGGCACGTCACACCTTAGTTCTACCTATGACCCATCCACGATAGGCACTGGCGATATTAGCGTATCCATGTGGGTCAAAGTGCCTTATTTACCTGGTACAACAGAATACATTTGGTGTCTGGGTAACGATGACCTCTCAGATACATTGGCTCTCCGTATCATTTCCGATAAAATACAGTTATTTGGACAAGTTGGAGCAACAGGAGGTGTTTCGCTTACCGCAGCCAATATTCTTCTCAATGACTTCTGGCAACATGTTGTCATAACACGAACAGGAACAACCGTGGAGTTGTTCGTCAACGGTACATCTCAGGGGTCGTCTATCAATGCGGAATGGGCAGCGGATCTTAGTGGCGGCGAAACATGGTTTGCTTATCAAGGTGGAGCTGCATCTTTTACTGGTGACATTGCGAATATTGAGATTCGTAGTGAAGTTCTTACTGACTCCGAGATCTATAACAAATTCCGCAGCTATACCGATTACACCACTGGCACTGCACAGGATGTACCTATCACGAATAATGGAGCAACCGCATCGAATAGTGTGATTCCGTTGGCTTGGAGTAACAATCACGGGTTTTACTTCGATGGCGTTAATGACCAAATCTCTCTTGGTTCGCTCTCAAGCCTTAATAGCATTAGTCAGTTCTCTATATCATTTTGGTTTAAAGCTAGTCCTGATAACTCTTCGGGCCAAATATTTGGTGCTTGGGGTGCAGTAGCGAACAATAATATAGGGGTGTCCCCTAATTATGATTTGGATATTTTTTACTTTATTGTCCGAAATGGTTCAGGAACAGCTTCACTACAAGTAAGCAGTATGTCCACCTACGCTCCAGCTAACACATGGAATCATGTTGTAGTTACTTTTGATGGCGGGGACCGTGAAATATATATAAATGGTGTTTCTAGGGCTAGTGATACAGGCGTTGCACCGTCAACCACTTCAGCAACTTGTGGAGACACGGTTGCATGGGGCAATCGAGAAGGTAACTTCTTAGAAGGCTTTATTGATGAAGGTTACATTTTTGATAAAGTGCTTAGTGCTAGTGAGATTGCTGATCTTTACAACGCTGATACTCCGCAGGATATTAGTATCAGCAACCAGTTAAGTTACCTTCACGAAGGCACAGGTGCAGATTGGTCTGGTAACAATAACCTAGCCACTTTACAATCAGGAGCAACCGCATCGTCTGACGTTCCTGTTCTAACGATTCCTGACTGGGTACTGGAGCATAGTTTGGACTTCAGTGGGACTAGTCAGTATGGGGTTATTAAAGATGCGGATGCTCTCAGTTTTGGCAATGGTTCCACAGACTCCGCCTTTTCTATAGCAGCATGGATAAAGATGGATGATGCAACTAAATTCAGGATTGTAGCTAAACAACAGAGTGCTTCTGTTATTGAGTATATTTTTGGGGTTGATGGTCTTGATAAATTAGGGGTCAACTTATATGATGGAACTGATAGCAACCGAAGGGGGATTCAGTCCAGTATCACTTTAACTTCTTATGAAGGTCAATGGGTTCATGTAGCAGTAACATACGATGGAAGAGGCGGCATAAATGCACAAGATGGGATGACTTTATATCTAAATGGATCAGTACTATCCACTACAGATAACACAGGAGGCTCCTATACTGCGATGCACAATACTACCGGAAACTTATGGATAGGGGCTTCGGAATATACTCCTGATTACGCAAATGGTAAGATTGCTTCAGCGGGTATCTGGTCAGCAGAACTGGACGCTGATGCCATGTTATTCCTAGCTCAGAACCCCGCTCATGACCTCAATGTCGATTCCAGTAACTATGACTACTCTGCTAATATCGTAGCTGCATACGCTATCGAAACAGGCTTTGGCCCATTTGTCATTGATTATTCAGGTAATGGATACCACGCAACCGCACCTAGTGGAGCGGCCCCAACATGGACAACTGATGTGCCTTCTTAACCATGAGCAACGAACGTAGATATACTACCCTTACCCAGTCTCAGGCAGATGCCCTTACGGAAGAGGACTGGGACGAACTGCATGGTAACCAGACACCATCGAATAGTTCCCTTGATGGCAATGCTCCATACATTATCCACTGGGTAGGGTCTAAACCAACTTTCCTTTGGGGTGATAAATCAGGGGATGAGCTTACTCACGCTGAGGTTAAAGCCAAAATAGCTGATCCCCAAGACGAGCTTTACCGACCACCATTATCAGATATTTAAAATGTCAGACGCAACTAACCAAGAAATTCTCGATGAGTTAAAAAAAGACCACCGCATTGGTCAACTGAACGGCAAATGGTCTATTGCATTTCGTTGGTGCATTGGAGCTGTTATTATCGGCATCCCTTATGTTGTTGGATTCAATGCGTGGGTAGTGAACTCATTAAATAAATTAGACACTAATCAGCAGTTGATTGCCCAAAAGTTGGAGACCATAGCGGGTCGAGAGGGCGATTGGTACACAAAGGCTGAAGTGGATCTGGCATTAACAAAACAAGCTCAAAGTATTTTGGAAAAAATATCTGAAGAGTATCCCCCCAAATGGCTTCAGCAAAGATGACACCTAATGAGCGAGCGACCTACAGCAACACCAGAAGTTCTAGCAGAAAGAGCATACTGGCAGGAAAGAGAAGTACATCGTTTGGAGAAAGAGGTCGATCAACTGATACAGGAAAATAAAGGCCAATCAAAAATGATTTATATCGGGTTTGGGTTGGCAGTCGCAGTAAACTTTATCGCTCCATTCTTCGGGAAGCTATGATCACTAAACCAACATTCCAGTTTAAGAACAATCCTGCCTTGGTAGAGTTGGGCGGTAGTGATTTCCAGATCATGCTGGACGACATGCACACATCGCACGGCACAGTGCCAAAGGGATTTGTCAATGATGGCCCTAGCGTCAACCCATACATCCTGCGACTCCTTATCAAGCCACGGACATTCCCAAGGTCAGGCTACTGGCACGATTTGGCTTGTCTCAGGAATTTACGCACGAAGACAGGGATGGTCAGCAAAACGCAATACACACGTTGGACGGCAGATGCGTTACTTCGTGAGGCAGTAGTAGCCGAAGCACAAGCCAACTACTTCCTCGGGCGAGAAGAGCAAATTGATGCCACAGAGTACAAGAATTATATTCACGCAGTAAACAGGCGAGCCTTACTAATCTGGCTTGGTGTATTGATCGGCTCTAAAACAGGCTACAAGACAGTAATACCGCCTCGTATAAAAGAGTTAGCAATCGGAGAATGGTCGCAGCGATTCGGTATTTCTATAAACAATCTCGATTTTGATGAGAATTTGAACAGGGTAGTTGTGATATGAAAAAGCTACTAAATTTACTACTCATTAGTACTTTCTTAGTATTTTCTGGCTGTGTCACTGACACTATCGACAAAGCAGTTAATGGCATTCCTCAACACCAATTCTCAGAATTTGGATACAACCGAGCAGGTAATACCAGTTCTGGTTCTGTGACTGCCAAGAATGCCCGTTTCGAGAATGGGCATCATGTGATTGATGAGTTGAATATCCAGCACACAAATCGCTTTGTGGGGAATTTATCCGTTTATTTTAAGGATTTGAAACGACCAGTAGCAGTAGGAGCTACTTCAGTAACAGGAAACTAATTATGCCAGCAAAGAAAGACCCAAGACTAGCAAGAGTCGGAGTCAGTGGCTACAATAAGCCAAAGCGGACTCCGAATCATCCGACTAAGAGTCACGTAGTTGTCGCCAAGTGCGGCGATGGAAAAATCAAAACAATCCGATTTGGACAACAAGGAGTCAAAGGAGCTGGTAAAAATCCACGCACAGCTGCTGAAAAAGCTAGACGAAAGTCATTCAAAGCTAGACACGCTAAGAACATCGCTAAAGGAAAATGCTCTGCTGCTTACTGGGCAAATAAAGTAAAGTGGTGATGCTACTTTTTTTCAAAGATCTTAAACGACCAGTGGCAGTAGGGCTAACTTCAGAAACAGGAAACTAACATGCAAACCGCAGAGGCATTATACACGGCACTAGAAACAGATCGTAGTGTCTTTCTACAACGGGCAAGGGATGCCTCAGAGCGTACTATTCCGCACTTGGTTCCGCCAGCGGGGTTTGGACCAGCGTCAGACTTACCTACACCTTATCATGGCATTGGGGCGAGAGCGGTAAACAACCTGTCCTCCAAGCTACTTCTTGCACTATTCCCACCTAATGCACCGTTCTTTAGGCTGGCTATTGACCGTATGGAGTTGAATAAGCTGGAAGATGAGCAACCAGATCAAGCCGAAGGATTACGCACAGAACTAGACAAAGCATTAGCCAATGTTGAACGTGCAGTATCTCAAGAGTTTGAGGTAGAAGCTATCCGTGTGCCCATATATGAAGCTATTCGGCATGTCGTAGTGACAGGTAATGCCCTTTTGCACATGCCAAAAGATGGCGGTATGCGTATGTTTAGGCTAGATCGCTTCGGAGTAAGGCGTGATCCTATGGGGAATGTGACTCACATTGCGACCTTAGAGACCATTGCACCACAAGCTTTGCCTGAAGATATGCAAAAGGCACTAGGAGAGATTGAAGAATCCAGTGTAATGAAGGAAAAAACCGTGGATCTCTACACAGCGGTCGTGCGCCAGGAGGATGGTAAGTACAAGCAGTGGCAGGAAATTAAAGGGAAGATTGTAGATGGATCGGAAGGCACTTACACTGAAGAAGACCTTGAGTATCTGCCTTTACGCTGGTCACGCATAGATGGAGAGTCTTACGGACGAGGCTATGTCGAAGAGTATCTTGGCGACTTCATTGCAATCAATGGACTTTCAAGGGCATTGCTAGAGGGAAGTGTTGCGGCGGCAAAGTTGTTGTTCCTGAACAACCCAAATGGAGTCACAGAGTCAGATGACATTACAGATGCTCACAATGGAGCAGTCATTGATGGCAATGCTCAAGATATTACAGTACTAAGGGTCGAAAAGCAGAACGACTTCAATACAGCATTCCAGTCAATTAGATCCATCGAAGAGAGACTTTCCGCAGTATTCCTGCTTAATTCAAGCGTAGTTCGACAGGCAGAACGTGTGACCGCAGAAGAGATACGTATGCTATCTCAGGAATTGGAATCTTCGCTAGGTGGGCTGTATAGCTTACAGGCACAGGAGCTACAACTGCCACTTGCCCGTAAGAAGCTAAACCAAATGACCAAGGCTAAAAAGCTTCCGCCACTACCTAAGCAGTTGGTGAACCCAGTTATTACTACTGGAGTTGAAGCACTAGGCAGAGGTAATGACCTAGAGAAACTGCAACTCTTCATTAACGCCGGAAGCCAAACCTTCGGCCCAGAGACTACTGCACGTTACATTTCCCCAGGTGAGTATTATAGACGCACAGGCACATCATTAGGCGTAGATCCTGAAGGTCTTGTACTTACTGATGAGGAAGTCGCTGCACGACAGCAGCAAGAACAGCAGGCAGCAATGGCACAAAGCTTAGGCCCAGATGCTATAAAGTCGGCTGACGCACAATTTAGGCAGCAACAAGAGTTAGCTGCACAATCTGAACAAGGATAAATCATGTCTGAAAAAAAACCCACCACCAAAAAGCCTACTGCAAATAAGGCAGAAAATAAGAAACCAGAAAAAGTAACTCCAGATCCATTTACCGATCTTGGGGCAGGCGTATCTGCTTTAGAAATTAAGGGCGGTTGTATTGTCCGAGTTAAGGGTGAAGGGCTAGTCTTTGCACCAAGAGCACAAATTGCAAATCGTCCCAACGGACAAACAGTTTTGATCTAACCCAACAACATCAACAGAAGGAAAACAATGTCAGAGGAAGTAGTAATACAGTCTACGGACGATGCTGGCCCTACGCTAGAACAGCAGGCCGCAGCACAAGATGCACAAGCAGCAGAAACAGTAGATGCAGACGGTGAGCCTACGACTCCAGAACGGCCAGAATGGTTACAGGAGAAGTACCTTACCGAAGATCGGAGCATTGATGACGCTATTGCAGAGCAAGCTAAAGCGTATGTCGAGGCACAAAAGAAACTCAGTGAGCGACCTGCTGGTGATCCCACAACAATGACAGAATCCCTCACTTCGGCAAGAGATGAGTTTGCTAAGGAGGGAAAGCTGTCAGAGGACACCGTAAAGCAATTAACCGATGCGGGTATTCCGCAAGAGTTGATTGACCATTACACGTCACTCCCTGGGCAACAAGACGCTATTGCGGAGTTGCACCAAATCAAAGTGGAGCAGGCGGCAGGCGGCAAAGAGCAACACGACTCTCTTCTTGAGTGGGGTGCTGAGAATCTAACTTCTGAAGAGATTGATGTATTTAATGAAGCCTACACCAGCGGGGATCTCACAAAGGCATCAGTCGCTATCAGGAATCTACAGGCACGTTATCAGGTCGCTAATGGATCTCCTGCCACACAGACCCTTAAAGGCAACACCGCTACAGCCGCCGGAGTGCAACCATTTACATCCATGCAGGAAGTAAAGACGGTTATGCAAGACCCGAAATACCGTAACGGAGATAAAGCTTTTCACGATAAAGTGCAAAAAAGGCTTGAAGTTACCAACATGGCGACATTACCTCCTAGGGCATAACAGTTTTATTGTCTCTCATTGTATCATAGTATTGCAAGGAAGCCCCTTCCCGTCTCAAACAAGGAAGGGGCTTTTTTGTGCTTGCGTTTTTAAGATTTACCTGAAATACATGTTTTAGATTTCGACAAATGTCGTAGCCCTTTGCGGAGGACACCTATCGAACAGGAAGCGAGATAATTAACCACTATCTTTAACCTCTTAAATAGGAGAATAGCACAATGGCTGGAGAAGGCATTACAGATCCATCACGCTTTGATAACAATCAGGCTGGATCTGGTTTCAACGACTTATTCCTCAAAGTATTTGCTGGTGAAATCATCGCAAACTTTGACGAGAAAAATGTAACTAATGGGCTGGTCACTACCCGCAGTATCACTAGCGGTAAATCAGCATCATTCCCTGTCCTTGGTAATGCAGATGCTGCTTACCACGCAGCAGGACAAAACATTATCCAGGAAGGTGGAGCTTCATCTACCTACCTCCAAGACATCGGCAAGACCGAAAAGGAAATCTTTATTGATGATCCTTTAATTGCACCTGCGATGCTCTATCAACTGGACGACCTCAAGAATCATTACGATGCTCGTGGTCAATACACTCACCAACTCGGTCATGCGTTGGCTAAGTTCTACGACAACAGTAACATCCGCACGATGATTGCTGCTGCCCGTGACTCTGCCAACCTTAGCCAAACCAGCAAGACTGGTGGACAGGTAGATATTCCGAATGAGGATATATCTGCACCTGCTGATCCATTAGTCAAGGGAACCTACACCGCAGTCCAGCTCATTAACGCATTCTTCCTTGCGGCTCAAAAACTGGATGAGAATGACGTACCAGAAGATGGACGTTTTGCGATTCTTGCCCCAAGTGACTATTACAGTCTCATTACTGGTGCTGATGCCACTGACGCTATAACCCTAGTGTCTGCTGCTAATCAGGACATTGGCGGAAGCGGCAGTCTGGCTACTGGAAAGGTAATGGAAATTGCAGGCATTCGTGTCTTCAAGTCCAACCACATCCCAACTGGCGACTTGTCTGCTGGCGACTTAACCGCAAACCCTAGAGGTCAAGGTGCATCAAACAATGATGTATTTGGTACAAGTGGCGTTGGTTACAATGGTGACTTCATTAACACTGTTGGTGTTATTGGACACCCATCTGCTGTCGGTGTAGTCAAACTGATGGATCTCGCCACCGAAATGGAGTGGAAGATGGAGTATCAGTCTTGGCTCTTCCTCGCAAAGATGGCATGTGGTCATGGTGTACTTCGCCCTGAATCCATGCTTGAGCTTGTAGCATAATTCCCTTCTGTATTGTGGGGATGGCAATCGTTAGTAGTGTTCCGGTTGTCATCCCCCTTCCTTCTTAATCATGTCAACATTAGGCGCCACCACAAAACTAGAAGCAGTCAACCTAGTCCTGGCTTGCATGGGCGAGAGTCCAGTTAATACACTTAGTGCAGGCTCAGGGAAACCACTGCAAGCAGTTTTGGCAGAAACTGAACTAGACCGCACCAGCAGGGAAATACAATCGCAAGGTTGGCACTATAACACAGAGAAGAAATACACACTCACAAGGGATAATAATGATCGCATTACACTCGCCAGCAATATTTTGCAGGTGGACACGGAAGTAAATAAATACTCCGACGTTGATGTGGTGCAGCGTGGCACTACCTTGTATGACGCAAAGAATCATACAGACACTTTCACAAAAGACATAGAGGCAGAAGTCGTGTTTTACTTAGAGTGGACACAACTGCCAGAACCTTTCAGAAACTGGATCTCCATGAGAGCAGGCCGCAAGATGGCCGCACGTTACTTAGGTGACGGAGATGCCGAAGTTTTTACCATGCGAGACGAGATGGAAGCCAAGCGATTAGCTAAAGCATCGGAGGCCAAGACTTCAGACCGCACAATATTTGACAATGTAGATTTCCAGACCACACTGAGGCGTAGTTGATGGCATTAGTTAATACCAGTACACCCAACTTAGCACAGGGCGTATCGCAGCAACCTGACAATCTACGCTTTCCTGGGCAACACGAAGCACAGGTCAATGCACTAAGTTCTGTTGTCGATGGCTTGCGGAAACGACCATTTACTGAGTTTGTCGGTGAGTTAGGTACAGATACCGCCATTGATCCAGATAGCTTTGTGTATTTAATCAACAGGGATGCCAGTAATAGGCATGTGCTGGTCATTGAGCCTAACACTGCCCCTGTCATCTATGATACCGTAGACGGTAGCAGTGTGAACCTCTACGATGCCTCAACAGGCCCAGGCACGAGTTACACAACTTACACCAATACATCTACTCCAAGAGAGAGTTTGCGAGCAATAACTGTAGCTGATCGCACTTACATCGTAAACAAGGAAACGACAGTCGGGGCAATTAGTAATAACACAGTTGCCGCAGTAAAGAAGGCGGCAGTGTTTATTAAGCAGGGGGACTACGCTAAGGATTACCACGTAGATATAACCATAGGAACAACAACATATCATTGCTCGTATAAATCAGGCGATGGAGCAGGTGCTAATTCGTCTGAGATGCCTATAGGCACTAAAATAACTAATGATGCTGATCCTGGACATACTCAAAAAGACGAAGCAGCATCCTCAGAGGTCATTGCCCAAGGTGTATATGCTGCAATCCTTTATGCACAAACTACTGCAATAGCCGCCGATCCAGCAGATCCGATTGGCAATCTTACTGTCACGCTTGCAGATTTAGAGGGTGTCTCTGGCACAAATTACAGTACCGCCACAAACGCAAGTTCGATCTTACTAGAATACACCTCTACCGACGATTTTAATGTACACACACATGACGGCTTATCGAATGGGGGCTTAGGTGCGATTTACAACGAAATCGCAAGCATATCCGATCTGCCGACAAACTGCTTTCACGGCATTATAGTAAAAGTAGCAGGTAGCGTAGAGCTTGCGGAAGATGATTATTGGGTGAAGTTTGAATTGAACGACTCTGGTGCATCTACTGATGATTTTGGTGAAGGGCATTGGGTTGAGACAATCGCACCAGACACACCACAGACTGTTGACGCAGCAACGATGCCAGTAATCCTAGAGCCACAACCTTTATCTCCCGCCAACTACTACATTGCACAGAATACATGGACGGACAGGCTTGTAGGTGATACTACTACCAATCCAGATCCTTCTTTTGTCGGTGAAACCATAGAGAACCTTTTCTTTTGGAAAAATCGGTTAGGCTTCTTATCTCGTCAAAATATCATCTTTAGTGAAGCGGACGAATACGGAAATTTCTTCCTTACCACAGTTTTGCAATTACTTGACTCCGCACCGATAGACGTAGGGGTAAGTCACACAAAGGTAAGCAACTTAAAGCATGTGGCTTCTTTCCAAGAGCGACTGATCGTGTTCAGTGAAGAGACTCAGTTTGTTGTCAAAGGCAATGAACTGCTGACACCAAGGACAATTAACATCACTCCGACCACAGAGTTTATTTCCATCGACACTATCAAGCCACTCACCCAAGGCGGCTATGTTTACTTTCCTTTCCCTCGCAACAGCTACAATGGGGTAAATGAGTACAGCATTGATGAAGTAAGTGGAGTCAACAAGGCGGAAGAGATTACGGGTCATGTACCCAAATACATTCCTGCTACCATTAAGCAGTTGGTGGGATCTACAACGGAGGACATTATTGTTGCCACAACTTCTGATAGTCAGACGGACTTGTATGTGTACAAATACTTTTGGCGTGGCACAGAACGAGTACAGTCAGCATGGAGCAAGTTTACCTTCCAAGACGACATTGTTGCGGTATTCTTTATTGAGTCCGACATGTATCTTGTTACTGAGGATGGCACTAGCACCTATCTGGAGAAGATGCAGTTGGAGTCAGGCTTGGTGGACTCAGGAGAAGACTACTCCATATGCCTAGACAAACGCAGGACAGTATCAACTTTGTCGCCAGCATACGACGGAACAAACAACACAACTGATATTGATGCAGGCTTCCCGATAGCCAATGCGGAGGTCTGGACTCAAGGCGGCACTAAGCTTACAAACAACACAGATGTTTCAACTAATGTCTTGCGAGTTACAGGTTATCCTATTGAGCCGATGGCAGACTTCAGTAATGGTGGGAGTGGTTCGGGAGCAAGTGCGATTGCCACGCTAGATGCCACAGGTGCTATCACTGGATTCACAGGCTTAGTTGGTGGAAGTGGATACACTAACGGAACTTACAAACTAATCCTAAAAGGCGGAAGTCCTGACACAGAAGCAGATATTGATTTTACAGTATCAGGCGGTGCGGTCACTGGATTCGTAATCAATAGTGGTGGTCTTGGCTACACTGCACAAGAGGCGTACATTGGTCTACCTATCGCCACCACAGTAACCCTCACCCGCCCCATCGTAAAGCAACAGGCAGATGGTGGCGGCAGATCCGTATCCGCTTTTGCAAAGCAGCAAGTGCGAGCAGGTTCAGTAGAGTTTGCAAACACTGGTTACTTTAAAGTAAGCATTGCAACGAAATTCAGAGACAGCTACGAACATATTTACAACGCACAAGTCTTGGGGAGTGATACCCTGCTTGGGGAGTTAGTTTTGCAAGATGGCACATTCCGTTTTCCTGTCTACAACAACGTCAATGACATCACAGTTACTCTTTCCTCGGATAGTGCTTTACCTTTTCAGTGGCTATCCGTAGAGTTTGAGTCCACTGTATCAGCAAGGAGTCGTCGCATTGGAAGCTAAATACACAGATTCATATATTCTCCCTACAACACCTTGGGACTCAGATGAGCTTGCATCCAACTTGCGTGACCAGGATGCCGAGGAGATTCTTGGCATGGGAGTGAAGCCACGGGATGCAATAGACTACTCCTTCGCACACTCCAAAAAGCAACACTGCATGAGGATGATGAGCAACGAGAGATTAGTCTGTTGCTTTGGTGTCGGAGACGGCCCTAATAATACAGGCGTGATATGGTGTTTGGGTACACCTGTAGTTAAGAAGGTGCAGCAAACCTTCCTGCGATACAGTAGGCAATGGGTAGACTACCTAGCGGAAGGCTATGACTACGTTTACAATATGATCTCAGAAGCAAATACAGTAAGTATGCGTTGGCTTCAATGGCT